TCAAGGCGGTGGGCGCCGTCAGCATCGAGGCCGCGCAGGTCACCATCGCCGGACGGGCCGTGCGCCCGGTCGCGGACCCGATCTGAAGGAGGCGACCGTGGCGCTGCCCATCTGCATCGAGATCCCGGAGATCCCCGACCCGTTCCAGCTCACGCTGCCCGGCGGGGTGACCATCGAGCACATCAACCTGATGGAGATCATCCAGCCGGCGCTCACGCCGCTGATGCCGATCTTCGACATCATCGACACCGTGGTCGCGGTCTTCAACTGCGTGAAGGCCATCCCCGACACGCTCGGGCCGCCGCCCGACCCCACGGTGCTCGCGGCCTGCCTGCCGGACCTTGCCGAGAAGGTCGCCAAGCTCCTGAAGCTCATCCCCCAGCTCTCGCTGCCGCTGCTCATCGTGCGGCTCATCGACCTGGTGATCGACACGCTCAGGCAGGCGCGCAGCGAGCTCATGCACCTCCAGCAGCAGCTGCAGCAGATCCTGGGCGTCATCGACCGCGCCACGAACCTCGAGGACGCGGGGCTTATGGCCATCGCCCAGTGCGCGCAGGCGAACGTCGCGCAGGAGGCGGCGAACGTCGGCAAGAGCCTGGCCGCGCTCGGCAAGCTGATCGGCATCATCAACCTGTTCATGGGCATGGTCGGCGGCCCCGAGATCCCGGACCTCTCGAACCTCGCCGGGCGGCCCCTCGACGACGTCATCCCGCCGATCGACGCCATCATCGAGGCGCTCCAGACCGCGCGCAGCGCCGTGCCCGTGCCGTGAGGAGGCGACCATGAGCGACCTGCCGACCAGCCTGCTGATCCCGTTCCGGCGCGACAAGAAGCGCGACTTCGCCTCCGGGGCGGGGGAGGACCTGCTCGCGTCCAAGGTGCGCCAGGCGCTGCTGACCGAGGGCGCGACGCCGAGGTCATCCGGCGAGCTGCCATGGCGCACCTCCTTCGGCTCGGGGCTCCACGTCCTGCGGCACCTGCGCAACGACGCCGCGCTCTCCGACCTGGCCCGCGTCCACGTCCGCGACTGCCTCAAGCGCTGGGTGCCCGAGGCCGAGCTGGTCGAGGTCACCGCCGCCCGCGACGGGCCGGTTCTGCAGCTCAAGATCCGGTTCCGCGCCGCCAAGGACGCCGGCAAGGCGGCGACCACGGAGGAGGTCCAGCTCTCCCTCGAAGGCTGACGGCTGTCCCCGGACGGCCCCTCTGAGGCTTTGCCACCACGGAGGTGATTCGTCGTGGCCCTGCTGCCGTCCAGCCTCGACATGATCGACAAGGACTTCGACGCCCTGCGGCTGCGCCTGATCGCGCTCGCCAGGAGCGTCTTCCCGGACTGGTCCGACTTCGCGGTCGCCAGCTTCGGGAACCTCCTGCTCGAGCTGTACGCCTTCGTCGGCGACGTGGTCGGCTACTACCTCGACAACCAGGCCCGCGAGTCGCGCCTCGTCACCGCCACCCAGCGCAAGAACGTCATCGCCCTGGCGCGCATGCTCGGCTACAAGCTGCACGGCGCGCGGGCCGCGACCGCGGAGGCGGTCTTCTCGCTGGCCCGGGCGTCCTCGGCCGACCTGCGCATCCCGGCCGGCACCGTTGTCCGTACCCGCGAGGTCACCGAGCCCGTCCGGTTCCAGCTCCTCACCGACGTGGTCATCCCGGCGGGCGCGCGCCAGGCGACCGGCGTCGTCGAGAACTCCAAGACCTACGTCCAGCTCTTCGACAGCCGGGGGCTCGCCGACCTCGACATCATCCTCGACCACACCCCGTACCTCGACGCCTCGGTCGCGGTGTCGGCCGCCAACGGCACGTTCGTCGAGAAGGAAAGCCTCCTCGGCTCGGGGCCGAACGATCGGCACTTCGTGGCGCTCGTCGACCAGAACGACCGCGCGACGGTGCGCTTCGGCAACGGCACGAGCGGCGCCCCTCCGACTGGCACCGTGACCGTGGCCTACAAGACGGGCGGCGGCGCCGCGGGCAACGTGGACGCCGGCCGCATCGTCGTGGTCGAGGGCACGTTCACCGACCTCCACGGCCGCGCCGCCCAGGTGTCGGTGACGAACGCCGAGCCGGCCTCGGGCGGGACCGATCGCCAGAGCGTGGCCTCGGCCAAGCTGCTCGCGCCCGAGAGCCTGCGCACGCTCACCCGCAGCGTCACGCGAGAGGACTTCGAGGTGAACGCCCGGCGCGTCCCCGGCGTGGCTCGTGCGCTCATGCTCACCTCGAACGAGGACCCGACCGTTCCCGAGAACAGCGGCGTCCTCTACGTCATCCCGCAGGGCGGCGGCCTGCCGACGCCCGCGCTCAAGAACCTGGTCTTCTTGCAGGTCACCGAGGTCTACCCGGCGACGCTCACGTTCCAGGCGTCCGTCCAGAACCCGGTCTACAGGAAGGTCGACGTCGAGGCGCGCATCTACCTGCGCCAGGGGCACGCGGCCGCCACCGTGCGCGAGCGCGTGAAGGCGAACCTCGCGGCCATGTTCCGCGTGAGCGAGGCCGACGGCACGCCCAACCCGCTCGTCGACTTCGGCTTCAATGTGAAGGACGCCGACGGCAACCCGTCCGGCGAGGTCGCCTGGTCCGACGTGTTCAACGTCATCCGCGACACCGAGGGTGTCCGCAAGATCGGCGACCTGCACGGCGACCTGAAGCTCTCGGGGCTGCCCGCCGACGTGAAGCTCGCCATCAAGGAGTTCCCGGTGCTCGGCACCGTCACGCTAGTGAACGGCGACACGGGCGGGGTGCTCTGATGGCCATCCTGAACCCGAACTTCGAGGACGGCGGGACGAGCCCGGGCGAGGCCGCTCACTGGACGCTCGTCACCTCGGTGGCGGGCGAGCGCATCGCCGGCTTCGGGCCGGACCCGTACCGCGCCTGGGAGGACTTCGAGCGGTGGTCCGAGCTGCTGCTCGCCTTCGAGGACGGCGACCTCGCGTTCGCGCTCTTCGACCCGCTCGCCGAGGGCTACGAGGACTTCGAGGACGCCTGGGGCAACGACCTCTACATGACCGAGCTGCCGTCGGGCCAGGTGGTCCTCTGTCCGTTCGGCGGCGGCGCCGACGAGGCGTTCGAGGCCGGCTGGAGCAACGACGGCTTCGCCACCTCGTGGGACGTCGTCACCGCCGTGACGGGGAGCTTCGACGGCGAGCCCCGCGAGGACTTCGAGGAGCAGTGGTCGAACAACCAATCCTACGCCTGGGTCTGGGCCGGCGTGACCTCGGCGACCGCGATGTTCGACGGCGGCGCGCAGAACCGCGAGGACTTCGAGAACGGCTGGACCGCCGCGACGACCATCTGAGCCCAAGAAGGAGAACGCCCACATGGCACAGACCGACTGGAGCTACCTGAACGACGGCCTCGACATCGCCACCGTGGACCGCGGCGTCACCGCCGGCATCGCGCGGCCGCCCGGGGGCGGTAGCTTCCTCTTCGCCTTCAACTCGCTGGCCGCCGTCCAGGGCGCGGTCGGGCTGTTCGCCAACCTGGTGGACTTCGCGCCCATGGCCAAGGGCGGCTCGATCCGCGGGTGCATCCAGCGTGGCCCGAGCGGCGGCCCGACAGGGTTCTCGCCGTTCTTCTTCCTGTGCTGCCAGGGCAACTCGGTCAACGACACCGCCTACCTGCTCGGCCTGTCCGACGACGACCCGCACCGGATCGTGCTCCGCAAGGGCATGGTGGCGGCGGGCATCCCCGCGTCGGAGGGCGCGAACGTGCTGCTCGCCTCGGGCGAGAGCTTCACGCCGGGCACCTGGCTGCACCTGCGCCTCGACGTGATCGTGAACCTCAACGGCGACGTGGTGCTCAAGGTCTTCAAGAACGACCTTGCGGCGCACCCGCTCGGCACCGCGCCCTCGTGGCAGGAGGTGGCGGGCATGGCCGAGTTCATCGACGACAACACCGGCATCAACAGCGGCTCGCAGCCGCTCACCTCGGGGCGCGGCGGCTTCGGCGTCATGGTCAAGGACGTCACGCGCCGGTCCTTCTTCGACCACCTCGAGCTGCTGAGGCAGACCTGATGGAGTTGGATGCCTTCACGAGCCGCCTCGGCCTCGGGCAGGGCCGCATCCGGCCGGCGAGCCTCCCCGCGGGCTCGGGCGACTACGCCTTCGTGCTCGGCGAGGACGAGGCCGGCAGGTTCTTCGACCTCGCGATCGGGGACCGCGCGGAGGTGGTCCAGGACACCGACCTCACGGGCATCGGCCTCGTGCGGGCCCACCTCGGCCTGCGCGTGCCTGCCTCCGTGCCCGCCGGCTTCGCCTGGGAGGCGTCGATCATCGTCGATGGCGTGAAGCGCGCGACCGCCACGGCTC